TAATTGTTAAGCATGGGCGCGATTCCACGCTACGGCTATTTTGAATTTCTACTGGCCATTGGTCGCCACCGGCGAACTTTAGGTCATCTAATGCTTCTGAACGGTTATTGGTATCGGCATCTGCCGCAAAACGTAGGAATTGCTTTGCATCATCAATTCTAGGGTCATAATCATCGTATTGCGATTCAGCCATAATCTATCCCATCCAACTGGATTGAACGTGTGGAACGGTCTTTTTGACCACTTTCCTTGGTTCGTTAATCATAAGTCCTATGTACCGAAAGGCATCGGCCCCGTTTGAGTAATGGTCGTGCAATGGCTTTTGGCTAAATTGCTTTGTTTCGGGGTCAACTTCGTACCGGTAGTGACGTAAACATTGTAAGCCTTCTTCCGTATTTTGCCTATCAAAATAGCATTTAGGGAATATTGTTCTTGCCGCGTTAATAGAATCTACAACAGGCACTCTATCTAACACTTTAGTTCTATGCCCTGTTTGCCGGACAATTTGTTCAATCGTCATTCCAGTTTGATAAGAATGGGCTTTGGCATCATGCGGCAACCAAATCGTATCAATCATGTAACCATAGGATTGAATCTTGGCCAGCCAATAGCTTATGGTTTGCTGGTTATCTTCTTCGTAACGTATCAACCTGGTTTCAGTTGGGAACAGTTGCACATACCAAATTGCCGTATGGTCGTTGAACCCCAAATCGAACACAATATGAACGCCCTTCATTGCATCGTATGGAACATTGCATATACGGCCTTGTAATTCAGCCATAGTGACTTCTTTAGCAAAGATGGCACCATTAATCGTCTGACGTGGAATACCTTCCCAAACGTTGTTATATGCTTCTATATCACGTGCTTGCAGTTGTCTGCGTTCTATATCCAATACTTCAGGAAAATAGGGGTTATCACTCCAGTTAAGCTTGGTGACTACGGCATTTTCCGGTGGATTTAATACAAAACGCTTATAAGTTTCATCTGTTGGCAGTTCAGGGTTAAAGCTTACCCATATTTCACTACCTTCTTTTCTTATCGTTGGGGCCAAAATTTCCCAGGAATGGGAAGTAACGTTATTTGCTTCCTCTACCCAGCAAATGTCTATTCCTTCGATAGATTTTAGGCCGTTAATGTTGTTTTTAATGCCAGCAAAGATGAATTCTGAACCATTGATGCCACGAATAGTATTTTGAGTGATTTCATAATGGGCTTCTAATCCCATAGCGTAGATTTGGTCGCTTAATAGCTTATGTACCGAATCCTTAATGCTGGTTTGGAACTCACGGGCGCATAGTACACGAATAGGCGCTTTGATACCCTTGATTAACAGGGCGCGAGAAATTCCCCAGGATTTTGAGCCGCCGCGCCCACCGTACAAAATTCTGTATCGAATTTGCTTGGGTTCAAATAAACACTTTAGTTTGGCCGGAAACCGTTCCCTGGCAATGGCATCTTTAATCTGTTGTGACGGTTCCATCAGGGTCCACAAAAGTTATCTGAACACCAGTTTTAAGTTCTGCACCATTTGGACCGGTGACTTCTTGCGTTGCAATAGCCTTTCCATCTACACGGTCCATTACTTCCTTTACTGCCCATGCTTCACCTGATTCTGCAAGTGAAATAAGCTTTTTAACGATATTAGCTAACTTGGTTGGGTCTTGAATCAAATCCATGCGAATACGGTCATAAAAAAGTTTGCCCTTCTTAGCATTTTGATTGCCAATTTGACCCCCTCTTGAATTATTCGTATCGATTTCCATGTCCATGATTTGTAAAGCCTTCTTTAGTTACGCTTGTGGTGGTTCTGCTGGTGCGCTACCGTCAGTTGCTACTGGTGTTTCAGTAGTAGTTTGTGCTGGTGCTTCTACTGGAGTATCTGCTACTTTTTCAATGCTTTGTGCAATATGGCTATCAACCATTGCTTTCGCGCCCAGGTGCAGTTTGTTGTGGATTTCTAGGGCTATTTCAATAGGAAGCTTACGCAATCCCTGAAGGATTACTTCCATTTCCTGTACTGAATGGTCAAATGTTAGTTTTAAGTCGTTTAAATTCATTTTTTCTTACCTTTCTTTTTTTTTGCTTCACGTTTTTCGCTATATGCGATTGCTACTGCTTGTTTAACGGGACGTCCGGCTTTGACCTCGGTGGCCACGTTTTTCTTAAATGCGGCTGGTTTTGCTGATTTTACTAATGGCATATCTTTTTCCTTTCGGGTGGTTGCTTTACGTACTTGTGGGCGCTTTTTAGCTTTATCAAGTGGAAAATCAATTACTTTTGTATCTTCCGCATACTTTTCAGCTTCGGATTTAAACCAGTTCAGTATTTTTTTCAGCATAATCTTCTTCCGTTAAGAAACATACGTCTTGCCAGGACATAATAAGATAACGTTCACCGTTAGTAAAGTATTCTTGAAATTTAAGGTATTCATCTTGGGCGTTTTTACTCATAGTTCCAAATCGAACATGGTCGCCAACATTGACTGGCATGGCTTCACGGCGGCCATTCGGTAGCTTTTTGCCTGGTCCTACGGCTACTACGGTACCCATATTGTCTGCTTCTTTGTTTTCAACAATGATTACAGAACTTAAAATGCGTTTATCCGGACGGACAACGATTTTGTCGCCCATCGGTTTTAATATAAAATCTACATCAGCCATATCAACTCCTTAATAGTTGGTTGGTTAGAAAGGCCCTAGTTTACCTTCACGTGCTAGGGCTTTTCGCTTTAATCTGCGTAATAATTTGGGTCTGTTGGTGCTTGACTGCCTGAACCAGCGGTAAATGAAATGTCTTTGCCGCTTTGCATCGACTTGTCATTCCACGGCGTTGCTTTAGCTTTTTGGACTTGCATTGCCCGTTGTGCATCTTTAACGTATGCGCTGGTCTTTAATAAGTCCCCCAAGCTAGTTTGATTACTAGATGAGGGATTTAGATTGGCAGTAAACCCAGCCATAATTACATATCGTCTTGGTCGTGGCCAGCGCGCTTATGGTCATAGCATACGGATTCACCGGTATTACCATGATTAAACTCACCTAAACGGCCATCGTGTTTGCCCATGTGCATTTCACGACCGCCCATTCCATCTTCCATACCAAGAGCAACGCCACCAGCAAATGATTTTGCATGACGTTCGCCAGTTGTATCGCTTGAAGTTGCGCCTTTAGGAATCTTTTCACCAGTAGCGCCAGGCATAAATTTTGTAGAATTTACGCCAGTTTCACGTGATTCACGTTTTTCGCCTGTACGGTCGCTTGATTTAACACCTTTTGGAAAGCGTTCGCCGCTTTCACCTTTCATACCATAACCCATAATATTTTCCTTTTTGCAAAAAGAACTAGAAAAGCCTAGTTTACCTATTTTATAACTACTTTTTTGATTTGGCTATATCTTTTAATATGCCATGTTTCTTTTGGTCATCAGGCCCCATCATTGGAATTCCGGCTAAACCAATGCCACTAAACAATGGTTGACCTTTTTCTTTAATGTCTTTTTTGGCGGCATCAGATAAATCAAAATAATGCACTTCATCGCCACGTCTATCAGTATTAATAAATTCTTTATATAAATCATCCTTGTTATTCCAAGAATGTTTTAAAAATGTGTCATTTATGCTTGGGTCTTTTTGAACTGCCCAATCTTTAAAATTCATAAATCTGTCGTTATCAGGCGGTGTTAAATGTTCTTTTTTGACTGCAATACCGTATTTTTTACCATATTTATTAATAAAGTCCGGCAATATCTTGTCGTAAAAGCCTTTCATACCTTCGCCGCCAATTGTTAAATCTTTACCTTCAATGCTTCCTGGCTTCCATAATTCATGTTCATCTATTTGTTTTGCAATACCTTTTCCTAAAACTTCTTCTACGGTTTTGCCATTTCCAGGACCATCAATAAATTTACCGTTATAAACGTTGCCAGCAAATGTTTCATGCCCATTTTTAAATGCTTTAATTTGTATTGCTTTGTCATTAGGACGTTCAAATTCAATTTTATCTACGGCTTTACGTAATGAATTTTCATAACGTTCTACTTGTTGACGGCCAGTAGTAAATGCTACGGCATCATAGTTACCCTTAACTGCTTCATTAAAAATCTGCTTCATCATTAATTCATGCCAGTTTTTCTTAAATGGGGCATTGGGTACGGCATTACCCATGCTATTTTCTACCTTTTGCAATTCTTGCAAACCGTTGGCGGCTTTAGTCCACCCTTCTATAACGTCAGGCGGTGAATCTTTTCCTTCTGCGGCGTAAGGTTCTGCCAATTTGGCGTAATAATCTTTTTGGTCCAATAATCTTTGACGTTCTTTTGCAATGTTTTGACGTACTTCCGGGGTGTCATAACCTTTTTTACGCCCAGCCTGGTGCCAATCTGATTGAATTTCTTCTACAAACAAAGTTTTTTTGCCATTGATAGTACGGTCATTTAATCTTGTGTGAGCAAGAATGTTGGGTTCATCATAATGACTTGATTCAAAATCTTTTTGTTCATTTCTCCATGCACGAATGGCATCTTCCCGTGTAAAACCTATGTTAGACGGTGAATTAGGCGTATCTTGTGCGGTCCAAGCACCATTAGAAAGTTGTTTAACAATAGATGGGGTTGGTTGATGAGTAGTTAGAACTTCACGATAATTAGTGTATTTACCAGGCAATGACCAATCTTCATGCCGTGCGCCATCGCCTTCATAGTTAATGTTGCCTTGTTCTAAATGATGTTCACGTAAAGCGGATTCTGCATCGCTAATATCATAAATACCGTTTCTGCCACCAATATCTAAAAAACGGCCGTGTGGGTCTTTTATTGAATAACCCATGTTGTCATTACCGTAAACATCATATCCATGTTCATCGTAATAATGGCGAATTGGGTCATCGTAATACATTTCCCTAGCTTGAGTATCGGCTAATTCTTTAATGTTTTCTTCAACGTGTTGATTTAATCGTGCGGCTACGTCAGGTTCATTTTCATGGCCTTTATATAGTTCCGGAAATCTTTCAACTAATGTTTCTTTTTCTTGATGGTAAATATCAGCATCATTTTCTAATTGATAACGTAAATCTTCTGCGGTTGAATCAATATAATCTTGGTCGTGATATACATCGCCGCCTTGTAATTGATAATCTTCGGCAGTTTCACCAGTAGGTTCACTCAATACCTTGTTTTCAAGCTTTACTTTGTTTTGATTAATGTGGTCAATAACTTCTTGTTTTGTAACGGTTGGATGTTCTTGTAAATAATTCTTTAGTCCCGTTACTTCTAATTCTTCTGTTTTTACGCCTGGGGTCTTTTCTAATTGTTTTAAAAATTGTTCACCGGTGCCTTTTGGCTGGCCAATATTATTTACTGCTTTTTGCAAAGTAGAATGAAAACCTAATTCATCTATTGCTTTAGCTTCTTTTGATACGTCTTTAATAGATAAACCTACGGGTAAACCCTTACCCAACATACCAACGTCTTTAACTACACCACCAACGCCAGGGGCAATTGCCGCGCCTACATCCTCTAATGTTTCTGCGCCTTCATGAGTTGGGGTTATTCTTGGAATGTTGTTTAGAATTTCCCTAGTTGTATTAAATGCCCTAGGTCCAAATACATCATTCATGGTTTCGGGCGCATAACTTCTAGCAAAATCACTAATATCGCCTATTGCTCCTGGTACAGAAGCTATTGCACCACGGCCAACGGATTCTACTACGCCAGAAAAAGCATTACCTAATCTTGTTAAACCTTGGCCAGTTTCACGCAAATTCTTTTCATTCTGAAGGCCATTCAAAATGTTGTATAGCGATTCTTTTAGGGATGGGCTTCCCGCATTTGATTCATTGGAGTAATCGTATTCATCATAAGCCATGATTAATTTTATATGACTTCAATCATTACATCAACGCCGCCACCCTTACGAATTTCACCGCGATTAATCATAAGTACATCAATCTGTCCGTCATTGTCATAAACTCCGGCATCTTCTAAACCGTCTAAAACCGCTTTTAAACGATTATCTAGGTCTGTTACTACCTTTGACCGTGGGTATAAAAATAATGTCACTTCAAGGCGTTTGGTGCCAAATTTAGGTATTTCTTGCGCTACAACACATTCTGCCACCGCAGTTTTAAATTCGCGCCCAGCTTTGCTTAATACTGTATGGCCACGAAAATTGCGCCAGTACGTGTTAACACTAGGTGGGTATGGCAATTTAATTATCGTCATTTAACAATTCTTTGACTTTTTCGTGTAAATCTTCTTCACTCCAGCCCCAGTATTTTTGGAAGCCTTT